TACACGACGCTCTTCCGATCTATATACTATATCTCGATTGTAAAAATGAATATGGTTTTTTTGATGAGGAAGTTTTTGAAAAAATTAGTAAAGAGTTATATAAAAAAATATCCACTAGTTATGACGAGTTAGTGGACATTTATAAAAAATTATAATCCTAGTTTTTCTTTTAATAATTTAGTACATAACGCTTTAAGAATATCTAGGGTGACACCAGAGCCAAGTTCATCTAATTTATCCATTGCCATATCAAATATTTTTGAGTTTGATATAGATTCTAAATATTGGTGTCCCTCATAAGTTAGTTCAGTAATAGTTGCTAAATATAATTCATTACCCATATATTGAAAGTTTGCAATTATTAGCCCACTTTCTTCTAATTTTCTAAGTGTATATACTATTTCTTTTTTAGAATATTTTGATGTGTTTTGATTATTTTCAAAATCTTTTATTGATAAATATTTTGGAGTTAATCCATCATCTAAATCAGACATATTTTCTAAAGCAATAAGTATATCTCTTATACAAGTAGCATTTAATTTCATTTTCTCACCTCACTTTCAATTAGATTTCGACATGTCGATAATCAAATTATAGCATGAGGCGAAATATACCAAAAGGAGGATTTTTATGAATGAATTAAAAATTATTGAACATGAAGGAATTAGAGTTTTAACAACACAGCAGTTAGCGGAAGTTTATGGAACTGAAACAGCAAATATTAAAATGAATTTTAAAAATAACAAGGATAGATTTGTTGAAGGTAGAGATTATTTTTGTCTAAAGGGTAATGAATTAAAGGAATTTAAGAACTATGTAAATGATATTTACTTAGTTAATAAAAGAACACCTTCTTTATACCTATGGACCGAACGTGGAGCAAACCGTCATTCAAAAATTCTTGACACTGATAGAGCATGGCAACAATTCGATATATTAGAGGAAACTTATTTTAAAGTTAAAGCTTTATCACCTATACAATTATTGAAATTACAAAATCAAGCATTAGTTGAAGTTGATGAAAGAGTAAGTATTGCTGAAAAAGATATTAGGGATTTAAAAGAAAATAAGCTATTAAATCCGGGCGAATATAATTTTTTAAATCATCAGGTTCGCAAAAGAGTTAAAACAATTAAAGAAGTTAGAAAACTCAATCTTTCATCAAAACAAAATAGTAAGATTTACAGCTTTATAAACAGAGATTTAAATAGTTTTATTGGTATTAAAACTAGAAGTCAATTTAAAGAAAAGGATTTTGATAAAGCTCTAAACTTTATTAGCGAGTGGGATTTAAGCTATACAGATTTAAAAATTATAGAAGAAATGGATTGTTAAAGGAGAATAACTATGCGAATAACAACGATGCTAAAAAAAACAGATGTAGCTAAAGATTTAGGAGTTTCAACAGCTACAATAGATAATCTAGTCGCTACAGGATGGCTACATCCAACCTTTTTAGGCAAAGGTTTAAAATTCAGTCAAGAAGATTTACTTGAATTTCAACGAAAAGCAAGAAATCTAGATATTAGATCAATCGACAAAATGGCAATTGAAAAAGAAAAAATCGCTAGCGGTAACTAGCGAATATAAAATGAAAACAATTAAATTATAAACGATTATAAGGAGGAAGTCAAAATGAAAAAATTGACAAAAAAACAAATTTTGATTGTAAATAATGAAATCAGAAAAACAGCATTAAAAATGAGAAATAATAGCAATAACCCTTATGAAGTAATTGGATTTTATACATCTAAAATTGAAAATTTAACAAATTTAATTGAACAGGGATATGAGGAGTATTTAAGCTTTGAAGGTAGATTAAAATGTATTATTAACTGTGAATTATCTTCTCAAGAAGAAAATTCACACAGCAAATGAGCATATATGCTGAAGATGTTAAAAAATAACAAAATAACTTCAAGAGGATTTTGGACAATTTTGGGAGGAATGATAATCGTTACATTTGTTATAGAAAGTTTTATTGAACTTATATTTAATTTAATAGATTTTTAACAGTTTTTTCAATACTGTTTTTATTTGTAGCTTTTTTGCTAAAAATCAAGAAAGGAAGGATAAAAAATGGATAAATTCAATGAAGAAATTGCTAAATTTTCCGAAGGATCACCAGAAAAGGAAATTGGTAAATATCTATTAGAACTGGCTAAAGAAGATTTAACATTAGCAAAAAATTTATTAAAACCAAATAAAAATTTAGCTCAATGCTTTGAATATATAAAGGGATACTTTTATAAAAAATCAAAAAACGGCTTCTATTTTAATATAGACAATGATGTACTGTTTGGACAGGCAATTCATTACTATCAGGAAGATAATATCTCTATTGATACTCTTCCAAAAAACGTTAAAGTAGAAACAACTGTAAGTTCTAATAATGAAAAAAATAAATCATCAAGTGAAGTAATTAAACCTAAATCTAAAGCAAAAAAAGACGTTCCAGAAGGGCAGATGAGTTTATTTTAATGAAAAATAATTTAGAAGAGAAGTTATTAAATGATTTAAAAACACATGATTTTAGAAAATATTCAGACGATTATTTTAAGCGATATTTTGCAACTGATGAAAAAATAGGTACATCAAAAGCGAAAAGAATAATAACAGCAAAGGTTATTAATATATACAGTACTTATAAAAAAAGACTTTTATGCAGATCGTTTTATATAGTAGAAGGATATGAAAATAAAAAATTTTATAGACATATTTATGAAATAAAGCGACAGCTTGCAGGCATGAAAAAAATAATTACTAATCGTATTTATGCATCTGCGATGGGCGGAATTAAAATTATAGTCGATGATTGGTATAGATGTTATTTTACATATTCAGTTGATGTAAAAAATGATGAAATGCTATGGGAAGAACATAATGTTGATAACTTTATATTATATACAAATAGTAAATATCAGGTTGTTGAACATAATGATTACAGAGTTTTTTTAAAAAAATCTATTCATAAATACTGTGCTTTTGAATACACAGACTATTCTATAGAAGAATTATTCAAATATTTAAAAAAATATGATGATCACCCACGACAAATAGAAATGTTGGCCAAGAATGGATTAAATCATCTTATTAGAAATACAACCGGTTTAAGATTCAGTAAGCCGATGCCAGATTTTTTGGGGATTGAAAAAAAAGATATGTTGTATTTGAAATCGTTAAAATTACCAATTAACGAATTTAGAAAAAATATAGAATGGATAAAAAAACACAATATAAAAGATAGATACGAATATAAATTATATAAAATTTTATATGAAAATAATATCAATGTAACTAAAAAATTAATTCTATATTTAAACCAACAGTTACAAAAAATTAATGAAGATTTATATTATGCTGCTGGTTGTTGTGCTCATGGTTATTCATTTTTAAATGTTATTCATCTATATGTAGATTATATAAAAATGATTAGAGAAATGGCTATTATATGCAATTCAGAAAATAAATATCCAGGTGATTTAAAAAAAATACATGATGATTTAATCAAAAAAATAAAAGTTGTCAGAAGTAAAGCTAAAAACAAACAAATATTGGATAATTCAAGAAAATACGAAAAATATATTTATTTTTCTAATGATTATTTAATAATTCCCTGTCGCTCTACTGATGAATTGATTGAAGAATCTCGAGTATTAAACCATTGCGTTAAAGATTATGTAGATAAAGTTGCTAAAAATGAAACAGAGATATTCTTTATTCGCAGAAAAGCTAAACCAAACGTACCATATGTAACACTTGAGCTTAAAGATAGAAAAATCAATCAATGTTATTGCAAAGGTAACAGTATTCCTGATGATGATATAAAAAACTTTGTAAAAAGATGGGCTAATAAATATAAATTAAAATTAGAATGTTGGGGTGAAAATTACGGTGGACATATACAATAATTCTGATTCATACATAATGAACGAATTAAGAACAGCACAAGAAAAAAATAAAATTTATGAAGATGATATGTTTAAAGCTGCACAAGAAATAAGATCATTAAGGGCGCAAATAACAAATCAAAATAAATACATTATTGAACTAGAAGAAAAATTGGGAATTAAAGGTGATGTTTGAAAGAGGGTGGACTAATGGCATATTATTTCTATCGTTTATTTGAAGTGGATATTGACTCCTGGAACGGAAAGAAGTTAATTACTGATGATGTAATAATTGCCACCAATAGAGAATCTGCTAAAAAAACCATAATTCAAAAGCATGGTGATTTTCCTTTTAGAAAGACAAAAATGATGATTAGCGGTGAAAAATATTACTATCTAACTAATAGTAACGAATACTGGTACAAATTTCATCATGAAAAATATCATTTAAAATGTGATGTTTGTGGTAAAGAATTCGATATTGAAGGAAGTAGGAATTTATATTCATTCAAAAATAAATACGGAACTTACTGTTCTAATGAGTGTAAAGAAACAATAATAAAACTCGTTAAACAAAATCATCCATGGATAAGTGAAAATGATCATATAGGAATAGCAAAGGATAAAGAAGGTAATTTGGCAGGGTATATTTATCGAATTACAAATAAAAGAACTTTAAAAAGCTATATCGGAAAAACAATTAATGCACCTCTGTTTAGGTGGTGGCAACATCTAAAAATAAGTGGAAAATTTGATAATTACAATATAAGCGATTTAGTTTTTGAAGTTCTTGAAATAGTTGTATATGACGAAGAAAATCCAACTGATGTACTTAATTATAGCTCAAAAGAAGATAAATTAGCGCATAGAGAAATGTTTTATATAACTCATAATCAAACACAAAATAGTGATTATGGTTTCAATAAAATGGTCGAAACAAGCAAAATTGAAGATCAGATTAAACTAAAATTATTTGAAGAGGTGAGTTAATGGCCAGAAGAATAAAACGTTTTGGAGGGCAACATGAAACGTTGCCTATTAAAGACAAACGTCAATTAGAAGAATTTATGTATAACTTATTAAGAAAAAAAGATAAGGCAAAATCAAAGATAAAAAAATATCAGGCAGATCGTAACTGGATGCTTTGTATGATTGGATTCAATACAGCGTTCAGAGCAGAAGATCTGCTACAGCTTAGAGTTATTGATGTAAAAAAAGGTTATGTTCATATTAAAGAAAATAAAACTGGCAAAACTCAAAATTTTAAAATGAACAAACAATTACATAAAGATATTTTGGATTATATAAAACGAAATAATTTAACTGAATATGATTATATGTTTCTTGGCCAAAAAAAGAAGCAAAATGGAAAAAAATATGTATATCCTATAACGCGTCAAAGAGCGCATAAAATTGTATCAAGAAACGCCAACGAGGTTGGAATAAATTTTACATTTGGAATGCACAGCCTTCGGAAAACATTTGGATACCAATATTATGCAAATGGTGGTAATCTTCTAACCCTGATGAAGATGTACAACCATGATGATCCTAATGTTACGTTACTTTACATCTGCTGGGGTAAGGAAGATGCAGAAAACGATAGAGAAGCAGTCTACTTAGGGGGTGTGCACAAATAATGGATGAAATAGAAAAATTAAAAGAAAAA